CTTGCCGAGCTGCACCGTCTTGATCGCCTCAAACACCGCCTTGACGCTATCGACGTTCAGCGCGCCGCTCTTCGTGCGGACCTCGATCCCGAATTCCTTGGCGATGCGGTCGAAGTCTTCCATGCTCAGGCCCTGCGCGTACAAGGCGTTGCGCACGTCGTTCTCGTTCGCCGCGCCGCGTCCGCCCTTCAGGTTGCCGACCACGCCCGCCAGCGCCGTCTGTGCGCTGACCAGCGTGTCGCCTGAGATGCGCAGGTTCAGGCCGCCGATGTCCTTCCGCAGGCGGTCGAGGGCCGTGTTGTTCTGGGCCAATAGGCGTCGGCGCTCGGTGTCGCCGGCCATCATGGTCGACACGATCGAGGCCACGCCGCCGAGGACGCCCGTGACGCCAGCGAAGCTGAACCCACTCTTCGCCATGTTGCCAATCGCCGACGCGATGCTGACCGCGCTGTTGAGCGAGCGCTGCGCGGTTTCGTCGATGACGCCAAACGCGCTGGCGGCGTCGATGGCGCCACGGGCGACGGTTTCCACCTCGCGGGCCATGTCCTTGGTGGTGTTTGCCGACCGCAATGACTCGTCACCGACGGTGCGCATCTTGATAGCGATCTCATCCGATCCGCGGCGGATGCTGTCGATGGCGGCATTAAAGTCCTGCGCGGGCTTCGGCGGGAGCTGTTCTTTTGCGGCCTGCGCGAGTCGCTCGATAGCGCCCTGCGTCATGCCAAGCGCGGCGTACAGCGGCTTGTGCGCCGCTTCCGCGTCCTTGGTCGCCTTCGTGTGCTTCTCGGTCGCGTCCTTGCTCGCCGTGATCTTGACCGCGGCCAGCTCGTGCGCCCGCCCCATCTCGGTCGTGGTGTCGTTGGCGGGCTTCGCCGTGCCGATCCACTTCCCGAGGTCATCGGTGAACTTCACGAACGCCTGGGCGTTCTGCTTGCCCCACTCTTCCAGCGCCTTGTTCTTCGTCAGGCGCCCGACGACTTCCACGACGCTGCCGATCGCCGACTGCGCCAGCTTGAACGGCGCAATGACGCTTTGCAACAGGCCAGACGCCAGATAACCGAACGCGATCACCAGCGGGCCGATCACATTGAGGACGGCTGTCAGCCCCTCGATGACGAAGATGCGGATCGGCTGGATCGCCGCGCCGAACAGCGTCTTGGCCGTGTCGAGGTTGTTGTTCAGGTGCTCTTGCGCGCCGGCGCCCGATGCCAGCCGCTCGGCGTAGACGCCGGTCACCTTGTTGCCCGCGTCCATGATCGCAGTCATGATCGCGAGCTTTTTCTGTGTGTCGTCCAGCTTGGAGCCGGTGGTGCCGAGCGCCGCCGCGAAGTCCTCGTACAGCCCGCTCGGGTTGGCGAGGCCCAGTTTGTTCAGGAACTCGTCGTTGCCGGCCAGCGCGCTGCTCAGCCCTTCTGCTACCTGCGTCGCGCTCAATCCGGCCGCCGCGCCTAGCTCGAGCGCGGTCGCCATCAGCTCGCTGGCGCGCGATGACTGTCCCGCCTGGCTGGCAAACTTGGCGACGGCCGCGGTCATGTCGACCGCCGCGACCGTGCCAAGCCCGAACTTGGCCTTGGCTTCGTCCACAAGTGCGTTCATGTCGCGCATCGACACGCCGGTGAGCTTCGACTGAGCGGACAGCTTCGTCTGGGCCGTCAAATACGCGTCATACGCGCTGATTGAGTCCATCACGAACTGCTTCGCGGCGGTAAACGCCGCCGACAGCGCCCGCACGGCCAACTCGACGAGCTTCGTGACGTCGACGACCGGGATCAGCTTGTCCTTGAACCGCTGCATAAATCCGCCCAGCCCATCGACGGCCGCCTCGGCTTGCTTCGCCGCGGGGCTGACGTACTCCTCGCCGTTGATCACGACCGTCACTTCTTTCTTCGCCATCAGCACACCTCCTGCGGGTACGCCAGCCGGTGCATTCGTTCTTTTTCGTGGGGCTTTGCGTGCGCGAGCGCATAGCCATCCGCCACTTCCAACCGGCGCCGCACGTCCAGTGCCTGAATGCCGGCGAACTCGATCAGCGCCACGGCAAACGGCACGTAGCCGTCGGACGTGGGCCAGCGGCGCGGGTTGAAATACCAGGCGTCGCCGTAGGCCGCCCGGACACTGAGCGCGGCCACGGCGAGCGAGACGCCGCCGTCGGGCGTGTCCCCATGCACGGCCGCCCGCTGCGCGCGGCGGATCAGTTCTACTTCGTCTGTTTCCTGCGAGACGTCGCGGTCGGTGTTGGGCACCGTGACCAGCGCCTGCAAGACCTTGCGGATCAGTGGCTCGGGCAGCCCGAGGATCATCCGTACCGGATCGCCCACCAGCCGATACCACCAGCGCCGCGGCAGGACCGCCCGCAGGATCGGCAGCAGGGTGAGCAGGTACTGCACCGGATCCCGCTGCGCGGCTTGTAATGCCAGCATCTGCGGCACTGAGAGCGGGTGCGCCTGCCATGTGCGGGCGTGCTGCACCCATCGCCGAGACCACCACCGCGTGCCAGCACGGCCGATCGTCAGGACGACCGGCCGTGCAGCTGCGGTGAGGGCCGCGGCGGTGTAGCGCACGGTTAGTTGAAGAGCAGCGACAGGTGATCGTTAGCCGTGGGCGTGCTCGCGAAGGCGCGGTACGTGAGCACCACCGTCGCGAGGGATCCGTCGTTGCCCGGCGCCACCGAGGCCAACTGCGCCTGCGGCAGCGTCAGCTTCCAGCGGTTGTACTGCGTCGCGCCGAACGTCACGTCGACCGCGCGGCTCGTCGCCGACGCCAGCTCGCTTTCGGCGTTGAACGTCGCCAGCGTGGGGCGCTCGATCTCGAGCTCGAGCTCAGGCGCCATGCCGCCGGGCACGAAGCCGGCGTGCCCGCCCGACAGGTTCTGCGCCACGCGCGCCGTCTCAAGGTTGCGGTTGAGGCGGAACGCCACGCGGCGGATGGTCGCCGTCGTAAAGGCGCCGATGTTCGCCACCACGGCCGACGCGACCGGCGGAATCACCGACGTCGAGTCAATCGTAATCGCGGGCAGCGACTGGTCGGCCGGCAACGTGGCGACGCCGCGCCAGTTGAACGTCCACACCGGGACGCCAAGCCCCTGCGTCTCGAACGACCAGTCGCACAGCACGCCCGCCTGGTCGAACTGCATCCCCTGTGCGAACTGCCGCAGGGTCAGCGACGTGAACGTCGTGCCCTGCGCCGTCGGGGTGTAGGTCCACTGCGCGGTGGGTGAGGCGCTGTAGGTGGCATCGAGGCCCGACGCCTTCAGCATCCGATGCACTTCGCGCGGCGGGAACACCGACCCCGTATAGGCCGAGCCGAAGCCCTTCGGCAGGACTTGGAGCTGCCCGGTGCGGAACCGGCCGTTCGGCGTGGTGCGGCGCTGCGGGGCGAGCGTGCTCGACGCGCGGCCGATGTTGCCGTCGAACACGTATTCTAGCGCCTCGGGGGCGGCCGGGTCGCCGTCGCCGATGTACGGGTTGATGCCGTCGGCGCTGTTGCTCAGCGTTTCGGCGGTGCCGTAGTCAGCTTCCTCTTTCGCGAGGATGCCGATGACCTGGTTCAATCGTGCCGCAGTCGGCATGGATTAGTCCTCGGAAGGCGTGGCGTGGGCCGCGATTGCGTCGGCCATGTAGGTCTCGCGCTCGTCGAGCGGGAGGGCGAAGGGGAACGGGAGGCGGATCACCTCACCGCTCGGTGTCTCGAACTGGAAGTAGTCCATCTCACGGGCCCAAGTAGCGCACGCGGCACGTCACGAGGACGCCGCCGGTGACAGTGGTATCGTTGGCCGACTCGTACAGCGTGGCGGCCTGCATCGTCGGGATGCCGTAGAGCTGCACGTTCGCGCGGGTGCGGGCGGTCTCGCCCGCGCTGGTGAGCAGCAACTGCGGGACCTGCCACCAGATCGCCTTGATCGTCTGCGACGCATCCCGCTCGGCTTTCGCCGTGTCGAGCTGCGCGGTGGCGTAGCGCACGAGCACCGTGACCGTCGCGTCGGGCGGAAACGGGCGCACGCTTGGCGCCTGCTGCTCGACCGGCTGATCGGCCGGCGAGACCAGCAGACAGGGGAACTCAGCCGCATTCAGATTCGGCACGCCGCCGCGGGCCACCCGCCCGTCGCGCGTCGAATCGAGGATCGTGACCGCGGGGAAGTCGGTGACGCCGGTATCTTTGGGGACCGCCGTGCGCACCGCGTTGATGCCATACGTGGCATCGCTCAACCAGTCGGCGATGATGCGGACCGTCTCGAGGATCACGACGTCACCCGAAACGTCCAGAGATCGCCGTTCTCACGCGGCATCGGTCGCCCGCGCACCGTGTACCGGGTGCCGCCGACCGTGACCGACGCGCCGTCGATGACGCCGGTGAGGCTGTTGGCCGCCACCGTCACCTGCCGCGTCCGCACGGTCACCGTCTGCCCGCTGCCATCGTCGGCCATCTGTTCATCGTCATCGAGCAGCCCATACGTGCGCTGCGACCCGAGCGCGATGACCTTCGCGTCGGGGGCGCTGCGCAGCAGGGTGCGCGTCCAGGCGGCGGTGTCGATCGGCATCAGCGCCGCTTCCGCTTGGGAGGTTCGGCGTGCTGCACGTCGACTACCGGCGCGGGCGCGTCGTCCGACACGACGACGGCCCGCCCGATCATGATCCACTGACGCGCCACGGCGTCGGGCAGGTCATAGACCTCCCCGACTTCACACGCGGAGCCGTCAGGCCCCACGGTGCCGCGGCGCATCAGCACCCGCATTAGACGAGCAGATCGCGGTACACCGCGAACGCCGACGGGATGCGGACCTGCACGTCGGCGAACTGGATCGACGTGATCTGGATCAGGTTGCGACGCGCGAGCGTGTACGGGTCGACGATGATCTCGGCGCCGGCGCCCCACTCGCCCACCATCACCTGCGAGAAGTCGCCGATCACGGCGGCGTGCGCCGTGCCCGAGGCAGAGCCCTTCGTCAGGGTCGACGGCAGGTTGTTCGTCGAGTAGGCCGGCAGGCCTTCGACGGTGTTGTCGCGGTCCCACAGCGTGATGCTGTCGGTCGAGGCGATGCGCGGGATCGCCTTCATGGAGAACTTGATGCCCGGCGTCGTCACGAAGCTAACGTTATCGGTCATCGCGTTGTCGATCTCGATCTCCTTGAGACCCTCGAGGATCTTGGTAAGCGAGGCCTGCGCGCCGTTCGTGCCCATCGCGATGAGGTTCGTGCCGCTCGCCACGCCCACGCCCGTCGGCTGGTTGGAGGCGCCGGTGCCGTAGAGCACCGCCGCGTCGATCGCCACCGCGTGCTGCGCGATCAGGTCGTCGAACACGATCTGGTCGGCGGCCGGCGTGCTCTGCGCAAGGAGCTGACGCGAGACCGTGGTGGACGCCTGGAGCGTCTTGGGGCTCAGCGTCACCTGATCGAGCGAGAGCGACGAGAGCGACATATCCGAGCCGGGGGCTTCCGCCACCCACGTGGCCGTGACGCCGGCCGTCTGGCGCGGGAACGCCACATTGCCCACGAGGCCAGGCATGAAGCGCGCGCCGAGAGTGCCGATCGCGAGCGAGCGCTGCCGGAGCAGCTCGATCAGTTCGGGGCGCTGCTCGGTGCCGCGGAGTTCCGGGCCCTTGTTGCTCGTGCCGACGCTGAGCTGCGTGCGCAGGTTCAGCGGGAGGAAGAACGAGTTGTCGTTCGTGTAGCTGCGGCCGGTCTGGCGCGCGAACTCGTCGGACACCTCGAATTCGAAGCCGCTGCGGCGGCCCGCGGCGATGCCGTTCAGGGCGCGCATCAGCGAGTACTGCGCCTGCTCGCGCTCGGTGAGCTCGACCGCCGGCGTGGGCGCGGCGTAGTGGTTGGCTTCCTTGTTCATACGCTCCAGCAGCTCCTTGCCGATCGACTCGGCGTCACGGCCCGATGCTACGAGGGCCTGCGCGTCACGCGCGTTAAGCCCCGCCGAAGCGGCGAAGGCAAAGATGGTCGCTTCACGCGACCGGGTTTCCCCTGCCGTCGTCTCGGGCAGGGCCACCGGAGCCGGGGCGGCCGGCGCGGTGGGGACCGTGGTGGTCTCCATGTGTTCGCTCCCGGCCATGGTGGCCGCTGGAGTGTGGATGTCGCTCGCCGGATGCGAGCGACCGATGCCGACCGACGGATCGGCCGGAATGGGCACGGTCGAGACTTCAAAGACCGTCCAGTTCGTGTAGCGGCGGACCTCGATCCCGTCGGCGGCGCGGCCGTCTTCGGTGTAGTCCTCGCCGGTGCTGTAGCCGACCGAGACCATCGGGCGAATGCCGTCCTCGATGTCCTGGCGGATTTCCTGCGCCTTCTGGCCGCGCGAAAACTTGATCCAGCCGCGCAGCTTGCGATCGTCGCTGATCGTCAGGTCGGTCACGAGGCCGTACTGATCGCGCGAATCGTGCGACAGCAGCAGCGGCACGCCGCGCTGCGCCCACGCCATGTTCACGGCCGCGGCGCTGTGATCAAGCACCTCGTAGTACCGCTTGCCGTTCGCGAAGTCGTAGCGCAGCACGGGGGCTTCGCTCGAAATCGCCACCGGCACGCGGACGTCGCCGTCCGCGCGGGTGTCGAGCGCCCGCGTGTCGATCGCCAGTTCACAGGCGAGCGCGCGGGTCTCCATCGTTGGGGGGGTCATGCTACCCTCAGGGAACGGGTCGGATCGGACGCGGTGGCGTCCGTGGGAGGCTCAGCCGGCGCCGCCGGGGCATCGCCCAGCGTGACGCCGGCGTCGGCCAAGAGCTGCTCTTCGGCGGCGCGTTCGGCGACGAGATCGGCGAACGACAGCCCCTGCTTGTTGGCCTCGCGGGTGCGCGTGGTGAGCCCGAGCGAGAGCAGCACCTCGAGCCCCTGCGCGTCCTTGAGCGGGTCCACCCACGGCCAGCGCCGCGGGTGCCAGATCGACGCCTCGGCCACCGTGTCGGGGCTCTGATTCACCGGCAGCTCGAACGCGTACAGGAACGGTGCCGTTTGCAGGAACAGCCGATACACCGGCTCGCATACCGTCTCGACGAACTGCGTCTGCAAGCCCTGCCACGCGTCACGCTCAACCAGCAGCGCCATGCGCGCCGACGAATACGTGGCGCTGCTCATGTCGCCGGTGAGCGACTCGTAAGACACGTTGAGCCCGGCCGCGATCTTCCGCTGGAGATGCTTGGCGAAGACGTCGTATTCCTGCGTGGGCTGGCCGGGGTCGAGCATCTTGACGTCCCAGCCCGTCGGCAGCGTCCACCACTCGCCTGGCGCCTGCTCGATCAGCGGCGGCGTGCCGTCGGCGCTGTCGATCGGCTGCGCGTCGGCGCCGGGGATCAGCGCGCCCATCTTCGAGGCCGTGACGCGGTTCAGCACGACGATGGCTTCATCGGTCTTGTCGAGGTGCTGGAGCAGCGTCATGATCGGCGCGAGCGGCGTCACCCCGCGCGTCTGCTGCGGGCGCGACCGATGCGCGAGATGCACGACCCGGTTCGCGGGGAGCACGCGGTAGCGCGACACCTCGCCGTCGCTCGGGTGGTCTTCCAGCACGTAATACTGCACCACGCGGCCCATGCCGTCGTACTCGACGCCCTGCACGATCGAGCCGCCGGTGGGGGTGCGGTCGGTGTTCTTCTTGTCGTCGAGCAGGTCGACATCCAGCGCCCGCACGTAGAGCCCCATCGGCGCGGCCGACGTCGGGATGAGCTCGAGCAGCGCTTCGCCTTCCACGCGCCACGACTCGGCCAGCGTCTGGCAGACGCTGATCCACGACTGCCCGTCGGGCGTGCAGCGGTCGGCCCAGGCGTACCACGCGGCCTCGATCTGCCGCGCGACGGCGGTGTTGCTGCCGCGCGTGCTCGGGACCACCGCCTGCAACGTCACGCCGTCCGGGCCGACGATGTTGTCGCGGCTCAACTGTGCAAAGCGCGCCACCAGCCCGCTGTTCTCGCGGAGCTCGCGGGCGCGGTGGCGCAGCGCCTTGCCTTGGTAGCGCGTGGCCTTGTTGGCGCTCTGCGCGGTGCCGGCCCAATCCGAGAGCAGCCGGTGGGGCTGCGCGGCGGCGTAGCTGCGGCCGCTCGGCAGCGCGTCCCCGCGCCATGCGGTCGCGATCGCGCGCCAGAGTCGCGTCGGCAAGCGCTCGCTCATCGCGCGAACGCCACCGAGACGCGCCCGAACCCGCTCCCGCGGCGCTCAGCCGCCAGGCGTTGGTCGCAATACGCGATCACTTTCAGGCAATCCGTCGGGCTGCGGAACATCGTCTGCCGCCCCGCGATGGCGACCATCTGCACGGCGCCGCCGTTCAGGATCGTGGTCAGCGCGTCCTGCGCCGCGTCCTTCAGGCACTGCCAGTACGAGACGCCCTCACCCGCCGCCAGCGCGCCGACGTCGGCCACGACGGTGCAGGTGCCCGTGGTCACCGTTTCCACCGTGCTGCCCTGCGCCGCGCGGACGCGGTACTGGTACAGGCCGGCGCCGAGGCTGGCCGTCTGGGCGGCCGTGAGCGTCAGCAGGTGATTGGCGCCGCTCGCGGTGCTCGTGACGGTCAGCACCGCCGCCCCGGCCAGCGCGTAGGACAGCGACCAGCCAGCCGTGGCAGGGTAGTCGGACAGCGACAGCGTGATTGCGTAGCTGTCGCCGGCCGTGATCGTGTCGGGCACCGCGGTGAGCGTGGGCACGGGTGCATACTGCCGCCCGCACGCGCGGCAACCTACAGGGGGCGCCGCTGTCTACGTCACGCAGGGGCAGGTTTACGCCGCGCGCGCCTGCGAGGTGCGGCGCGACCACGGCAAACGGAAGGCCCGCGGCTTCCGCTTGGTGCTGTCGTCCAAGTACCCGCGCTGCACCAGCGTGTCGAGCGTGACGCTGGCGGTGTTGTGCTTGATCCGCATCTCGCGCGCGATGGATTCCGTGTAGACCTCGCGGAACTCGAACAAGTCCAGCCGCTTGGCGAGGTGCCACATCATGAGCCGCGCCGTGGGCGTGAGGGTCGTGTCGTCGAGCGCTTGTTCGACCACGCGCGGCAGCCCGCCCACCGTCGCCGACGCCCCCGGGTGGCTGCTCACAGCCACCCCTTGCCGCGGCGCGGTAGCCACGCCGACGCGGGCTTCGCGACCGGCGCCGGCTTCACGGGCGCGGGCTCGGGCGCCTTCATGACCGTCTCGCCCAGCTTCGCCACCTCGCCCGCGAGACTCGCCACCGGCACGGGGCCGAGCAGCAGCGCGAGATACGCGTACACCTCGCAGTCGGCCGCCTCGTTGCGCACGCCTGGCGTGGCTTCCCACCGGCGCTTCCGCGTCCTCGGGTTGATCACCCGCCGCATCGAGAGCACTTGCGTCACGTAGTCCTCGCTGGCGTAGTCGTTCAGGTGCAGGTAGCCCGTCCCCACGGTGTCGGCGTTGAGCCGCCGATTGAAGACATCCATCGCCGCGTTCACGCCGCAGACATACAGCCGCCCCGGCTTGACCTTGGTTGGCTTGGCCGGGATCAGCGGCGCCGTCTCGTTGCTCGAGCCCTTGATGGCGTACACGTGCCGGTGCAGCCGCGGGGCGCAGAACTGGTACACCCGCTTCGACATCGCGCCGTCGCCCGCGTCCACCGTGGCCGCGCGAATCGTCATCGCCGCCCCGGTCTCGTGCGTCCAGCGGCGCGCGGTCAGGTAGTCGTCGAGCGCCGCCCACGTGCTGTCCTGCGTCGTATCCCCGCGCAGAATCGCCCGCTCGATCAGCCACGACGTCTCGCCGACGCCCCACGCGCGCACGATGACCTCGAAGCGATCGTGCTGGACGTCCACGCCGGCGGTGAGAATGGCCGCCTCGCGGGGCACGTGGAACCGCACCGGATCGTCGCCGCTGCCGCCGTCGTAGCGCCGCGCGCGGGCGAGCAGCGTGGTCTTCTGCGTCTCTTGCTGCTGGTCCTTGAACAGCACGCCGAGCGTGGTGTTGAAGAACG